AGCATTGACTTTCCAGAAGAAGACGGAGCACCAGAAGGTTTTGATGCTCGCGAAAAACTTGGAAATGCAATGCAATTCGCTTGGAGCTAATATGAAATTCTTTATTTTAGAAACTGCAAAGGCAGTAATGTTGTTTAGTATGATGTATGTTTGTTCAATTATTTTCCTCTCATTATAAATAGAATTATGGCAACGAAAAGTAATTTGTTAAAGAAGGTACCAAAGAAGAAAAAGCGAATGACGCTTGTTGAGGCCGACGAAAAGTACACAGGAATAGAGCCTGACTTTTACGAAGGCGAAACAACCCGGGACAAAATTATGCAAGGGCTTAATTATTACGCCTATCATAAGAATGTCAAAGACGCTAAAAAATACATTGTAGATTATTTGGTTTCCTTAGATGACAAAGAAACGGCAAAGCAAGTTAAAGCATGTCCGGATGTATTTGTTATTCCTACATATGGTTATTTGGCACGAATGGCAACTAAAGGTGCTAAGTTTGATGTAGAGATGGATGTAGAAGATAGACTTAATCAACATATTAATTATCTTGCTAGCCAAGGTACTATTAAGAAAGAAGTAACTAAGGAAAAGCAAGAACAACGAGCCGCTGGTCCTACCATACAAGATAGGATTAAAGAGCAAGCAGGCGAGATGGATGCACAATTTTTGGAGTGGGTAGATACATACGTTGGCAGTCCTAACTTGTTTAATCCAGTAATTATTGATCCTTATGCACATTTGCAAAGCAATGGTTGTACACAAGCTCATGCAAGACGTATTAAAAAGGATTGGGAAATTGAGTTAGACGAATACAACGAAGCTCTTATAGGTGAAGACGAAGACCTTAAAGAAGCATATAAGCATTTAATGAAGCATAAGAGGTTACAAGGACTTATTGAACTCGTAACTAGATTCATTGATGCATGTGATGTAATTATAGGTGAATCAAAGGCAACACGAAAGCAACGTAAGAAAAAGCCGGTAAGTGTTGAGAAACAAATCTCTAAACTTAAATTTAAACAAACAGATGCTGGACTTGGAATTACTTCCGTTAACCCTGCTAACATTGTCGGTGCTACTATGGCAGTTATATATCAGTGTAAGTATCGTAAACTTGGTGTTTATGTAGCAAGCGACGAAACAGGATTTAAGGTAAAAGGTACATCGTTACTTAATTACGATGAAGATAACTCCACTAAAAAGACCCTCCGTAAACCTAAAGAGCAACTTGGTTTTGCTAAGAAGGCTACACGACATAAGTTTGGTAAATGGTACGAGTCAGAAGTAAAGACTACTGAAACCAAACTTACAGGACGTTTTTCCGACGATACAGTTATCCTGCAAGTATTCAAATAACATACAAGGTCTCCGAATAAATACTATATGCGGAGACCAGTATGGCTAAAACTCGTCAAGAATTAATTAAAGAGATTGAATTATCCCTAGGCGGAGGGATGATAGATGTTGAGCTAGATCCCGAACACTACAATCTAGCAATAGATAAAGCATTATCAAAATATAGACAACGAAGTTCAAGATCGACTGAAGAATCATTTGTTGCTATAACATTAAAAGAAGAAATTCAAGATTACGTTTTACCGACCGAAGTAATAGAAGTAAAAGATATTTACAGAAGGCAAACAGGATCTTTTGGTTCAGGAGTAGGTGCAGATATCGAACCATTCGAAGCCGCATATCTCAACACATACATGTTACATTCAGGTAGAGCAGGTGGACTAGCAACATTTGAAGCATACCATTCATTTAGAGAACATATTGGTAAAATGTTTGGTTCAGAATATCTATTTACTTGGAAGCCTTGGAATAATACATTAAATATTCATAGAAAAGTAAAAGCAAACGATGATGTATTTGTGCATTGTTACAATTATAAACCTGATGTAACTTTAATAACTGATACGTATTCTGCATCATGGATACGTGAATGGTCAACGTCAGAAGCAAAAATGATGTTGGCAGAAGCAAGAGGAAAATTTGCTTCAATAGCAGGCCCACAAGGAGGCACCACTCTTAATGCAGAAGTGTTAAGAGCCGATGCTGCACAAAGTTTTCAATCGTTAGAGGAAGAACTAAAGACATATGTCGATGGTGGCGACCCTCTAGGTTTTGTAATAGGATAAAATGAATGAAGCAATCCAAGAAGGACTCAAAGAGTTCGGTAATATAGTTTTTGAACAAGTACCTGGTAAAATAAACGATTCTTTTATACTTAAATTTCCTAAATTAATACCAGCAGACCTATGTTTTGATTGTATATCGTTATATGATCATTTAGAAGACCAAGGATTATCAGAAAATTCAGGATTTAATACAAAAGAAGGTCCTAGAATAGAGATACCTGGTGATAGAGATAAAAATAAAGAAGTTTTTATCTCTAGTTGGAATCTTACTAGATTAAGTAATGTGCCTCATGCAGCAGGCATATGGAGTTTTGTTAATTTGGCTCTACATAGATACAAAGAAAAATATGGTGTTGCATTAGATGATCTAAGATTACGAGGATGGGATGTAAAATTACAAAAAGTTGAGCAAGGCGGAGGATATCATGTATGGCATTTTGAACATGCTCCTACAGATAATCGTGTTCTTGCATGGATGATATATTTAAATGATATTCCTGACGGAGAAGGCGAAACTGAATTTTTATATCAAGGTATAAGAATGAAACCTGAACAGGGTACATTAATAATGTGGCCTGCAGGAATAACTCATGTTCATAGAGGTAATCCTACATATAGTCAATCAAAATATTGTATTACTGGATGGATTGAACGAGTAGATTAATGAAATTAGAAAATAATTGGCATGTTCATGCTCCTTGGGCCCCTTTGGTGTGTGTTACTAAAATTCCTAATGACTTATTTGATAAATTAAATTCTATAGTAAACGAATTGTGGAATAGAGATGATAAAAAACATGTAGGAAAAAGATTAGTAGGACAAATTAGACACGAGTACGAAGTACCTATAGAATATTTAATAGAATCTAATTTAATAGATTATATGATAAGCATGGGAAAAAAATATTGGAATACTATTTTAACAAATGGCAATATGGGTACAACATTAGGAATTAATGGAGTAAAAAACTGGCAGTATGCATTAATAGCGTGTTGGTGTAACTACATGAGAGAAAACGAATATAATCCCATTCATAAGCACGAAGGAGAAATTTCAGCCATAATTCATTTAAATAGTATAAAAACAACAGGAAGTATAAAAAGTAATGTACCATCAGATGGCAAATTATTTTTTCTTAGCGGGAATACAGATAGCAGATTAACAGAAGCTCATTGGAATATAACACCTGAAGAAGGTATGCTATACTTATTTCCTAGCTCTTTAAATCATGGTGTATATCCTTTTGTAGGTAAACAAGAAAGACGAAGTGTTTCATTTAATATAGGAGTAAAACCAGATGAGTCTCAAGGAGCTAACTAAAGAACAACATACAAATGCAGAAAGACAAAAGTTTGTTCCTATTCTTATGAGTGGAGAAATAGAAGTTAATGTATATTTTCACTATTTAGTAAACCAACATGCATGTTATAGTGCATTAGAAACTTGCCAGTTTAATTTACCTGACGACAGATTAAAGCGAGCTTCTGCAATAGGTAAGGACACAGAAGAATTAAAGTTAATGGGTCCGATACCTAATACATGTTATAACTTAGAACCCAGTACAAAAAAATATGTAAAGTATGTTAAAAATAAAATAAAAGACGAAGATCAATTTTTAGCTCATGTGTATGTTCGTTACTTAGGAGACTTACGAGGCGGACAAATGATTGCTAAAAAAGTGCCAGGCAAAGGACACTACTATCAATTTGAAGAACCAAAAGAATTGGCAGAATCAATATATAGTAAACTACATGACAGTATGGTAGATGAAGCAAGATTAGTTTTTGACTTTGCTACAGATTTATTCAAAGAATTATATGAAAGACATTTTTCAAACCCTAAAAGAGTGCGAAGAAAATCTACTTAATCAATTATCTTCAACCGGTGCTCCTGTTCCCGATCATCATGAATGGCCTTGGCGTAATTACGTTTTTGAATCTGTGTTTTATCGCAGAGCTCATTTGGATGCAGTCGAAACTGACAAATTATATATGTTTCATTTATGCATATTCCCTCGTATTTTTAATCCTGCACCTATATATGGTGTAGACGTAATAGCAGGTAAAAATATAGTAGGCGGAGCATTCCATGATTTTAGCAAAGCAGGGGACAAAGAACATTATATGATGAAATGGTTTCAAAATAAAGTAAAACCATATAAATGGACAAAAACTCGAGAGCTTCCTGAGTGGGCTCAAAATATATTCAGTCCTGGCATGGTAGCAGTTAGTAGAACTAAAGAACCCCAAGATTATATTAATTTTTGTAAATTGGCAGTAGAAAATTTAGAATACTATTTAACAGAATTAGAAATAAGTCACAATACATCTTTTGAAACTAGTGATAAAGATTATATAGAAGAACAAAACTGGTATTGTAAAAACCAAAAACTTAATCCACATACGCCTAAAGTAATGCGAAATTTTTGCGAAGATGACGAAACTGTTCGCAAATTTATACACGAATGCTTATTTCCTGAAATTTAGACCTCTTATAACCACCAGGTTTTACTGATCTGCCGATAAATAATTTAAATAATGAATTTAGTCATTAATAGTGAGGAAATAATATGGCAACATTAGCATCTCCTGGTGTATCAGTATCCGTCATTGATGAAAGTTTTTATGGATCTGCTGGAGCAGGTACTGTACCTTTAATCATAGTTGCGACAGGTACAAACAAAGCACATGTCAGTGGTACGGGAACTGCATCAGGCACAACAGCAACAAAAGCAAAAGCACCTCAGTTGGTAACAAGCCAACGAGAGCTTATTCAAACTTTCGGAACACCTTATTTTAAATCGGTGTCAGGAACTGCTCAACACGGATATGAGACAAATGAATATGGATTATTGGCGGCATATAGTTACTTAGGTTCTGCTAATAGAGCATATGTCGTAAGGGCAGATGTTAATACAACAGAATTAGAGCCAAGTGCAACAGAGCCTACAGGAGCTCCTGCAAATGGCGCATTATGGTTAGATACTGCTAATTCTTCATTTGGTGTATTTAGATATAATGCAACAACAGGTGTTTGGGATAAGAAAACAGTTACAACACCTGTAAGCACAGATATGGATGGTAGTACTAAAGATAAACCAGCTGATGCATTTGGATCAAATGGTGATTATGCAGTTTCAACTGAAGATCAAGACGGTTTTGCATTAGGCACAACGGCTGAAGCTATTAAGTTTTGGCAAAAAGTTGGTGGTACATGGAAACAAATTAATACTGCCGGCAAAAACAATATAAGTCCTGTTGCTGCAACGGTTACTGTCGGCGGTACTGCGGCTCAACCTAGTTCGCCTGCAGGAAATGATGTCTGGATTAAAACCGAATCTGCAGGAAGTGGTACTAATTTTGTAATTAAAGAATATAATTCTACCACAAGTGCATTTACTACAAAAACAGTTAAGCCTTATGCAGATGATAATGCAGCGGCACAACCGGGTAACTTTGATTCGGGTAGAAAAGCAGATATTATTATTAGTGCATTAAATAGCGGAGCGTTACATCATTCAGTAGGCGGAGCTAATAGTGCATCGTTTACTATTTTAGATGGCGGTTCGGGATACGATCCAGATAGTCCCCCAACAGTTACTATTGCAGCTTCACCAGGAACTGCACCTACTGCTCAACCTACCGCAGTAGTTGATAGTACAGGTGCCATTGTTGCTATTGTAACAGCATCGAACGATACAGCAGGATTAGGTACTGGTATGTCAAATATTTCCGGAGTATCTATTACATTAAATGGCGGAGCAAAACCTGCAGAGGGTTCTTTATATGTTGATCCAGATACAACCGCAGGATCATTTCTTTTTAAGAGATTCCCAGGTGCATCAGGAACATCGGCAACCGTAGCAAAGCAAACAGATACAACAAATTATTTTGCAGCCGACAATGAATTAGAAGCAAGTGCAACCGCTATTGTAGGATCTCCTACAACAGGTACATATTGGTATGATTCAAGATTGCTTGCAACTTCTTTTGATATTTACAAAAAAGGAAATGGTGGTTGGCAATCAGTGACTAATGCAACAGGCGCATCTGCTGGAGGTTTAGGACTTACATTAACTGTAGGCACAACCGCTCCAACTTCAGGAGCCGGCGCAGGCGATCTTTGGATTGACACTAATTTCTTAGAAACTTTTACTATTAAAGAATATAATGCCGCAGGTAAGTGGGTGGCTAGAGATTCTTCAGATCAATCAACATCAAACGGTGTTGTATTTGCTGATCTAACTGCTACAGCCGGAGATAATTCTACAACATTAACTGGTTCTAACAATAAGGGTGCAACAAGAATTGCTAATGCTCCTAATCCAGCATTATATCCAGATGGAATAATTTGTGTTAATATGATTCATAGTTCATACCACGTTAAGCAGTATGACTCTACATTAACTACAACAACAAAATGGAGAAGTGCAGCCGGTAATAAAGCAGATGGTTCTGCTTATGTAGGTAGAAAATCACAACGACAAGTAGTTGTAAAAGCTCTTCAGGCAGCACTTACAACTAATACTGCGATTAGAGAAGATTCTCTAAACTATACATTAATTGCAACTCCTGGATATCCAGAATGTGCAGACGAAATGTTATCATTAAATGTTGATAGAAAAGAAACTGCATTTGTAATCATTGATTCACCATTTAGGTTAGCACCAACAGGCGTAACTGCATGGCAAGCAGGTACTAATGGTACAGAGAATGGCGAAGATGCATTAATTACATCTGGATCACAATGTGCAACATATTATCCAAGTGGATTGGCAACAAACACCGACGGTACATCGGTTGTAGTACCAGCATCACATATGGTACTTAGAACCATAAGTTATAGTGATGGTATTGCATATCCTTGGTTTGCACCAGCAGGATTAACAAGAGGACTTATTTCTAATGCAACTAATGTAGGTTACATAGACAGTGAAGGCGAATTTACTGCTCTTGCATTAAATGAAGGTCAGCGTGATACATTATATGGCGCTAAAGTCAATCCTATTACAAACTTTCCAGGTCAAGGTTTATTTATATATGGACAAAAAACTTTGAGTGCAACTTCGAGTGCATTGGATAGAATTAATGTAGCAAGATTGATTGCTTACATGAGGGAAAGATTAGATCCTCTTGCAAGACCATTTGCGTTTGAGCCTAACGATGAATCAACTAGATCAAATGCCCAAGAAACTGTTTCAAGGTTTCTTGCAGACATCATGGCAAAACGAGGGATATTTGATTTTGCAGTAGTTTGTGATGCAACAAACAATACCGCCGCAAGAATTGATAAAAATGAATTGTATATCGATATTGCAATAGAACCTGCTAAAGCAGCAGAATTCATTTATATTCCTATTAGAATTGTAAATACAGGTACATTATAAGTTTTGAAACAAGGTAGTTACTACGGTAACTACCTTTTCTCATGATTAAAATTTCTGCCAATTCTTATAAATACATATAATATAAAACGCGATTAGGGAGAGTTATCAATGGGTTCATTAACAAAATTCGGAGTTCCAGTAGCAGGTGCAACTTCTACTGTATTGATGCCTAAATTATCGTATCGGTTTCGTGTTGAATTTAATGGTATGGGCGGTCAAACAAATGCCAATTCATTAACTCATCAAATACAAAGCGTTACGAGACCTACTATAAGCCATGAACCAATTACACTAGATGTATATAATTCAAGGGTTTATTTGGCAGGCAAACATACTTGGGAGCCTATTACTATTGTAGTAAGAGATGATATTGAAGGCGGTGTAATTAGTTTAGTAGATAAACAAATGCAAAATCAAATAGATCATCACGAACAATCGGCACCAAGAGCAGGAGCTCAATATAAATTTACAACAAAAATAGAAACTCTCGACGGTACCAATGCAGGCTCCGAGCCCGGAATATTAGATACGTGGGAATTGTCAGGTTGTTTTTTTACTAATGTAAGTTTTGGAGAAAATGATTATTCTAATAGTGCTCCGGCGACTGTTACAATGACAATACAATACGACAATGCTAAACATACAGATGAAGCAGATACTAATTTATTAAATACCCAATCAATTAGTGATACCACATTAGCAACATCAACAGCGGGCAATTCTTAATACCATAAGGAGTAGAAATGGCGTATTTCGGTCGAGTTCTCCGTAACTACTCCGATATGGCTTTCGGTACTGTTACAGAGTACGGGAAAACTTTAACAGAAGTTCCAAGATTAAAATTCCAATTTGTAGTAGAATTTAAAACCACACTAGGTATAGGTGGCGGGGATAAGAACTATAGAGAGATGATAAAAGATTTATCATTAGTAGTTCAATCTGTCGAGTTACCTAGTTTTCAATTTGACACCCAAACATTAAACCAATATAATAGAAAACGAATTATACAAACAAAAATGAATTGGAATCCTATTAGTATTTCCTTTCATGATACTAGAGATAATAAATGGTTAAATGTTTGGAAAGAATATATGAAATTTCATTATAAAGATGGAAGAGAAAAGTATTCTAATTTTGGTGCAGGAAACCTAACACCTGATATTGTTGAAAACTCACCAAACATAGACGAATTTGGATTTCAAACCCCGTTTTCAAAAACTAGCATAGCAAATCCTGATTTAACAAATGTAAATTCTCAACCCGGAGATTCACAAGGTAGTCTAGAACCGGAAGAACAAATGGGAGCAGGTCTCGGTGCCAAAGAACGTGCAGAAGGCTATGAATATGAAAAATATTACTTTTCGCAAATTAAAATTTATAAACAGTTCGGCGGAAGAAATGGTCCTATTGCAGATCCTATAACATTATATAATCCAGTAATTTTGTCCGTAAATAATGATTCATTATCTTATGCAGATTCAAGTCCTGTACAATGGAGTGTACAATTTGGATTTGAAGGTGTATCATATGATAAACCAGTAGTACCTAAAAATAGTTATACAAGCATGTGGTCAAGAGCCCAAGACGAAGTAACAAGCTGGTTCGGTGACGACGGATCACAAAGTGGAGAAACTCCTGTAGGTGGTGGTTCTTTAGTAGAAGATAACTTTGGAGCAGGCGATCCTGAAGTGTTATAATGGCATATTCTTCTTCCTCATCTAGCACAACATCAACTTCAACAACTTCTGCTTCATCTTCTAGTGCGGTTTCTAGTAGCAGTTTAGACGAAGCAAAACGATTACGATCTTCTTTAGGTGCTGATTCAGTATATTTTGATCAAAAATTAATAGGATTAAAAGGTAATATATATTCAGAATTTAATCCTAGCCAATATGATGTTATTATGGCTAATATACAATCATCAGGTGTATCTCTTCAATCTGCAAAAATATTAGCATATGAAGTTTTAGCATTGGCTAATTACTATAACGAACCTTACGATAAATTTTTACCTTTAATAGAAGCAGGAAAAATTTCTGTTACACAAGACAAACTAGAAAAGTTAAATATTACTCGACCTTCTACTAATCAATTAAATTTAATAAATTCTAACATAGATGCTGAAATAAATAAAGAACAGGTAGACTAATGGCTAGGAAAAGTCCTAAGTTTAAACAAGGATATTTCCAGCCTAAAAATCCTAATAAATATAGAGGCAAGCATGTTCCTATTTATAGATCAGGATGGGAACTAGCATTTATGCGATTATGTGATGGCCATCCAAATGTAGAATGTTGGGCATCAGAAAGCCATTCGATACCTTATCGTAATCCGTTTACCGGTAAGATGACCAAATACATACCAGACTTTTTATTATCATATGCAGATAAAAATGGTAGAAAACACATAGAACTTGTAGAAGTAAAACCAAGCAAACAAGCAGGTATTACAGAATCACGTAGTAGAAAAGATAAAGCCGCAGTTATATTAAATAAAGCCAAATGGGATGCCGCACAAGAATGGTGTAAACGTAGAGGAATTAAATTTAGAATAGTAACCGAAAACGAAATATACCATAAACCTCAAAAATAGTAAATGAATTGGACCGAAACAATTTCACAAATTATTAATGGAACAAAAGACCTGGATGCCGGATTAAGAGATATAATTATAGCATCTGTTAAAAGGACTCAACGTAGTTATAATTCTCAACCAATTAATTATTGGGCACCTACGTTTGTTAAACATGATGACGATAATACACATTACAAAGATGGTAGGTACCCATCGAATCATTGCGAAATTAAAAAATTTAAACATAACGACGAAACAATAGAAATAAGGTACGATCATAATGCTTATGGTTTTAGGTCTGACGAAATGTTAGAAAAGACCGATAATGATCTTGTAGTTGTTACAACCGGAGACAGCATTACGTATGGACAAGGATTAAATGTTGAATATAGATATAGTGATTTATTTTGTAAAAAATTACAACAAAATACAAAAAAAGTAGTAAAAAATTATAATATTGCTATGCCGGGTCATAGCAATGATTATATATCAAGATCTATATATCAGGGAATACATACATTTCGACCTGATGTTATAATTTTTTTATTTACATTTAGAAACAGACTTGAATGGGTTAATGAAACAAATCAACTTCAGCAAATTGTTCCAGGTTTTGATGATCATACTATATTTAACTTAATAAATGAAGATTGGTCTATGTATAATTTTTTTAAAAATTTTGTATTAATAGATACATTATGCCGTCTTTACAATTTAAAATTTTGTTTTGGTAGTTTAGATCCTGTTATTGCAGAAGGAATGTGTCAGCATACAAATTATATAGGTAATATAGAGTTAGACAATCTAGCATATGATAATGAGCATCCCGGAATTGAAAAACATAAAGAAATTGCCAACAAAACATATAATAAATATATAGAACTATATGACAAAGAAACTTGAAGAAACATTTAACTTACCAGATATAGCAGAACTGGCACCGGAAGATCAATTAGATAAAGTATACGATCCTTCTGGCGAAGTTGCTTCTGCTCCGCCTGAGGTAATACAAACAAGAGAAGCATTATCTTTAGCAGATAAAATAGATAGTGCATTACCCGAAGTAAAAGATATAAACACAAGTGATAACGACATGGATCGTTATGCAGATAAGGCAGAAAAAGCATTTGAAGATTTAATGGATTTAGGATTTAATGTAGAAGATAGAAATGCCGGACATGTATTTTCGGCAGCACAAACTATGTTAAAAAATGCTATTGATGCTAAAAATGCAAAAGCAGACAGAAAATTACGTGCAATAGAATTACAACTTAAAAAGTTAAGATTAGACCAAAATGAGAAAAAAGATACAAGTTATGAAGTAATCGATGCTGATTATGTTATTAGCGATCGCAATTCACTTATAGATCAGTTAACAAAAAAGCTAACTAATGATAAATAAAATAACAACAGGAGTTTATTATGGATACACCTAAAACATATGCAAATTCACAAGTATCTTCGGCTGATATGATGCGAAAGTATCAAGACATGATTCTTGAAAATCAAGAAGAAAAAGAAGAAGTTGAAGAAGCAAAAGAAGAAGATACTGAAAAAGAAGAAGTTGAAGAAGCAAAAGAAGAAAACGACGACGATAAGGAATAAAGTATGAAGGCGTTCGAGCAATACTTAACAGAAGCTCAAAAAGAATATTCTTTTCGGCTTCGATGTGCATGTGATTTAACTGAAGATCATATGCATAAAATTGAAAATCGACTAAAAAAGTACGAAGCGTTTTCTGTTTCTAATCCTAAAAAGACGATGTTTCAATCTTCACCCCCTGGCTTTTCTCATTTATCAGGAGGAGAAATTCATATAGTTGATTTTAAAACACGTCAACCGGTAGCGCCTCATGTGTTACATGCAGAAATTTCTGAATGTTGTGACATTTCTGAATCACTTGTACGGGTTAAAAATGCAGGCGAATTAGATATGGAAGAAACACCAGAAGCATCAGATAATACTACTGATAGCTCAGAAGCAATTTTAGAGCAACCATACGAAAAAGCAGATAATTCACATGCATATGGTCCTAAATTAATTGGTAATTTACTAGGCGATTTAGCGAAAGTTGCTCGTAAAAATGAGTTTGCAGGTTCTGATTCTGCGGCAAAATCTGCAGAAGTAACAGAAGAAAATACAACAAGCCCAATAGGAAGTTAAAATGGAAGTAGCACCACAAGAATTAGCAGCGTTATTAAAATTAGCAGGCGTAGGATCTGATCCTGAACCTGAAATGGTTGCACAACCCCAGGTTAGTGCAATAGCAATTCCTTCAGAAGATGAAGCACCTACTGGTGGTTGTGGTGGTGGTTCCGATATGAGAAGTTTAATAGATGCATTAGGACACGACGAAGTAGAAGAAGAAAAAGAATGGGCAAATGCTTCACAAGAATTCACAGGCGAACCTGCCGAAGTTCAAGATAATTATGATGATTTTTCATATGAACCTGCAGGTAACAGTTCTATGCAACGTAGAACAAATGGATACGGTGATAATCCATTGCGTGAAGAAGAGTTGATCAAAGAATACACAGAGTTCAAAAAAAAAGACTAGACGAGCGTAGTTGGAAAGATTTTTTTGGTTTTGGCGACGATAAAGAAAAACCAACTGCTAGAGATCTATATGCCGCAAGAAATCAAGAAGGTATTGCATCGTATAATGCCTTATTTGATAATCCGGGTAAACTTAAAAAAACTTTATTAGCATATCAAAAAGCATATAACGCAGGTGACTTCAAAGAACAAAGCGACATAGTAAAAGCCAATCCTGAAATAAGAGGATTGCTCGACAATAATTATAGAGATGTTGTAAAAGACCAAGGTGGGTACAATGATGTTCGACGTACAGATATTGCAATGCCTGTACGAAGATGGTTGTCTGGCGAAAGAGATATAAAATCATTAGTAAGTAACTTTGATAAAAGTTTTACAAAATTAGGTATTGAAAATAATATTAGAAAGTACGAACCACCTAAGCCTGAACCTGATCCTTCTATTTTAGGAACCGATGATGAGAAGGTTACACAACCTGCAACAAGTGGTATAGAACCAGATAATCAAGATGATGCTCTTGATCTAGGAAAAGAATATCAAAGAATGGCACAATCAAGGACACAACCTGATCTTGAAAGAGAATATCAAAGAATGGCACAATCAAGGACACAACCTACTAAAACTTCTTCTGCAGCAGTCCGAAAGTCTACCGATTACGAAGAGTTTGATGCATCTGATCCTAGGGCAAGAAATCCTAAAACTTTTAGAAGTGCATCTCCGACCTATACACCAATAAAAAGTACATCTAAATATGAACCAGAAGATACAGACCGGTTGGATACTGGATCAAGAAGTCCTGTAAATTATAATCAACAAGACATCCAAAATATAAACAACCTTGCAAGTAGAAGCAGTTCAAATCAACCTAAACCTAAGCTGTCTCCTGAACCTAAAAAAATATCTACCGCATTAAAAGAGCCAAAAAATACAGGTCTAGGTAGTTATTTTACCCAAAAGAGAGGTCCTAATCAGCCAGCAGCATCTAAACCAAGCAACCTAGGTCTAGGTAGTTATTTTACCCAAAAGGGAGGTCAAAGTCGGAAACAACCAGCTGCAACAAAACTTGAGCCAGAAATTAAAACATCTACAAGCCCTGTGGTTAAAAAAAGAGAATTGGTAGCAAAGGACACTGAGCCCGGTACTAAAAATTTTAAATTTAATTATCTTAAGTAATGAGTGCAAAGTTTGATACAACCCTTGTAAAACGTCCACATCAATCTGAAAAGTATACTAACGAAGAAATACAAGAACTTGCAAAGTGTATACAAGACCCTATATATTTTATAGGCAACTATTGTAGTATTCAGCATCCTACTAAAGGCAGAGTAGACTTTCATTTATTTGATTATCAAAAACGATTAATTAATACATACGATAATTATAGATATGCAATAGCATTATTACCTAGACAAACAGGAAAGTCGACTGCGGCCGCGGCATATCTATTATGGTATGCTATGTATAAACCGGACTCTGTTATATTAATTGCGGCACACAAATACGCAGGTGCCCAAGAAATAATGCAAAGGCTACGTTATATATACGAAACATTGCCCGACTTTGTACGTGCAGGATGTACAAGTTATAACAAAGGATCTATAGA